TCTAGTATATCCCAACGATGAACAGCAGGATAATAAGAAAAACAATTCCAGAGCTGTAGTTCATCAAGTCGTCTTGAGGGCACTCCGGATGCATCAAATCCCTGTTGAATAAACGCGCTAATTGGTAAGCGATAAAATATTGCACCGTTTTCCATAATAGCATGAAATAGTATAGCCCGACCTGTAAGAGCGCTAAGACCAAAGATAATACAGTCAGCAACTTCTCCCTTATGTTTTTTAAGATCATAAAGATACTCCTTTCTTATTTGCGCATAAGTTGGTGGTATATTTGCATTTAAGTAAGCCATAATTTATCCTCATTTTATTGTACCCCAATTTGGTCCAGATTCATAGTCCACTTTGTTTGGTACTTCTAATTCAACTGCAGACTCCATAATTTCTTTTATTTTATCTGCATTGCCATCGACCGATATATCAAGTTCATCATGTACTTGTATATGCGGTACAATTCCTTCTTTGTATAGATCAACCATAGCTTTCTTAGTCATGTCAGCTGCTGATCCTTGTATAAGTTTATTCAAAGCTTTGTAGGTGTAAGCTCTCTTGATCCCTGATCCGTGTTCCTTGATTGCTTCTTCATGAGGCAATGCTTTATGTACACCGAACTGTCTCGGCTCCCACAAATTAAATCTACATCTACGTCCAAGGAGTGTTCTAATCTTACCTGCGTCTTGAGCCCTCTCCATAACACTTTCCATTAATTGTTTAACAAATGGAACTCTATCATGATAAGTTTTAAAAAGATTATTAGCTTCTTCTTTTGATACGCCTAGCTCTGCTTGCAATTTATTTTTACCCATACCATAAAACAAACCAAGATTGATTGTCTTAGCCTGTGATCTTGGTATGTTAGCCATCTCAGCTACAATTTTATGAAAGTCTGTATCTGGTTCATCATTATATGCATCAACAACATCACCTACCTTATACATATTATCTAAACTAGCATAGTGTGCAACTAAACGTGGTTCTTGTTGTGAGTAATCAAAACAACCCCAAGTACAACCTTCTTCAGGAATAAATAAACTTCTGATTCGTGGTCCAAGTTCCTTGTTCCGTGCTGGTATCTGCTGTAAGTTTGGATTGTTGTAACTGAACCTACCGGTCACTGTACCACCTTGATCGGATCTGATTTGATTTATCTCAGCATGTATTCGACCTTTATGTGAATGCTTTAGTATGGTATCAATAAAAGTTGTATGTGACTTATTTATTTCTCTTGCATATGCAATTTGTTGAACGATCGGGTGTGGATGGTTCTGTAAAAAATTTTTAGTAAAAGAAGGAGCAGATGTTTTCTCAGTTACATCATAAGGTAAATTTAATTTTTCAAAAACTTTGGCAATCGATCTTGCAGCCCATATCTGTATGTCTATTCCTGTTTCTTTTTTTACTTTTAGTAATGCTGATTGTTCTTCTCCGACTAATTGTTTCTTTAATTGGTGAGCTGCTTCTGTATCTACACGCACACCTAAAAATCTCATATCAACGAGGCAAGGAAACAATTCAGTCTCAAGGTCGAAGATAGATTGTACATCTTCATTTTCAATTTGTTTCTTCATCTCTTGCCATAATTTTAAAGTTAGGACCGCATCTTGCTCGGCATATTCACCAACATACATTGCAGGCAGTTTATACATCTCTGCTTTGTGATCGATGCCCCAATGCGCTGCAGTTTCCTTCAATACAGCCTCATTTTTGCCGATTCCGACGTAATCACGACCCAAACTACCTAAATCATAACGAAAGCGATTCTCGTCCACGAGAGAGCCAGCAATCATGGTATCTATAATCTTGCCTTGTATTTCTAGCCCCATAGACCTAATCCAACATACATCGTACATTGCATTGTGAAATATCTTAATTGCAGATGTTTTTAGTACATCGGTAAACCATTTTATGACCATATTCTTATCCATGTTGCCACCACCTTCATGTGCGATAGGATAATATCCAGACCAACCTTCTACAGCTACTGCAATTCCAACTACATTACCATTACCAATAACTGAACCAGACCCGGTTGATTTTAAATCTGGGTCCTTAGTCTCTAAGTCAATTGCAATCTCATCATACTTAGATAAGTCTGGAAAAGATTCTGGCGGTAGCCACTCTGTCTGTGGTTTAAATACTGGTTTATTTTGGTTCATAGATATGTTTACTTTCTATAGTTTTATTTAGTTTATCTTTATTACTAAATGCATACAAAGCCGAGTTGTAGTCATGAGGAAATATCTCCCATGATAAATCTTCAAATCCTAAATAAATTTCTAAATTAAATTTATATTTTTTATTAATATTAATAGTCTTTACAACTTTACTTGCTTTTGGCATTTTTCATATCTTTCAGTTTCTTGATTTCTAAATCACAATAGTGTTTAATCTTCTCCAAATCTTCTATACCATTTTTGTGTAAATATCTACAAACATATTTCACAACGTTGCCTTGAAAGAATGATAGATCATTCTTTGAAATAAATTCGTAAGGTTGAATGTGAAAATTTTTATAGTGACTCCCCCCTATCTGCTTGTCTTGAGGAAATGCATCCTTAAATATATCTTTGTTTGTCATAGTTCGTATCCTCCTTTTTTAGGGTATATTATGTGTAATGATTCTTTTGCTCTAGTTGCTCCAACGTACATCAATCTATGTTCATCAGTTGGATCTTTTTCATAGGCGTCTAATGCTGCTTTTGTTAAATCCATAGGAAGAATTACATTTTGTCTTTCGTTTCCTTTTACTCCATGTATGGTAGCTAATTGTATTCTCGCGCCTTTCTTTAAATCTTCTCCCCTCTCTAATAACATTTCTATTTTTTTAGTGTCATTGGTACCCATTCTTGAAAAAGCAATTTGCCAAGGTGCTTCTGTTTTTAATCCAAAATCTTTTTTTAAAATATCTATGTCATAAAATTTATTAGGAACCATTGCTTTAAACATTTTGTTGTTCCAATCTTTAGTCAACATCTTCTTTTTTATAATGTGACACTCATCATATGACAAAGGTATTCCTTTTTTTAATTTATTCTCATACAAATCAATTGCTTCAAATTTATTTTTTAATGGATTATCTTTTTTTATTCTTTCATAATAAATATTATGATCTTGAAAGTGTTGCTCAAATTCATCTAATTTATATTTATCCCTACCAAGAACTAACCATTCACCTTTTGAAACATCTATACCATCTATTCCATCATGATACATAACAGAACCTTTTGTGTTTGTAGGTGTCCAAGTTTTTTGAACTCTTTTTTCTTTTGGTATTTTATTAATAATTTTATTTGCAAAGTTAAATATATTTATTGGTACACGATAAGATTTATTTAAAACTTCTTTAGTTCCTTTTAAATTTAAAAAACTTTCTACGTCTGCACCTCTCCACTTGTAAATACACTGGTCATCATCACCAGCAACATACAACATTTTAGAATTAAGTTTAATTCCTTCAACAACTTTCCATTGCATTTTTGATAAGTCTTGTGCTTCATCAACAAAAGCAACTTCTAGTTTAGGAAATTTGTTTGACTCTACCAACTCATTTATCATGTCTGTAAAATCAATCATTCCAGGTCTATCAGTTTTAAATTGTTTAATTGCTGATTCAAATCTTAATAAATCTTTTAAACTAATATCTTCGCCGTGCTGGCCAAGATTATATTGTTCGAGAACAGAAATATTTTTAGATCTAGCTAGTTCAATTAAAGACAAGTGTGGACTATCCGAATTAAATATACCACCTTCGTCTTCGTTCCAAGATGCATATTTTAATTCAATACCACAAGTCTTACCTATCTCTGTATAATGTTCACTTTTCATTACCTTTTCTTTTTCATATTCTAATTGTTTAAAACCCAAAGAATGTAATGTTCTAAAATAAGGAAGATCATCACCAACTAATTTAAATTGTTTAAACATTCTATCATGAGCTTCTTTTGTAGCGTTTTTACTAAAAGTAAAATAACCAATTTTTTCTGGTTTTACACCGTCTCTTATGTATTGCTCTACTTTTTCAATAAGTTTGTGTGTTTTACCTGTGCCTGGTGGTCCAAAAATTATATGTGTCATTAGTAATTATGTTTTTTTACAAAAGTTTTTTCTTTATAGTTGTCTTCTTTTTTGTCAAACTGTGGAACTACAAACACAGATATTTTTGCTTTTGTAACTCGTTTAGTAAAACATTTTAAATTATCTCTAAGCATCTGTGAAGTCCTTTGATATGGAACTTTCCAGTGATTTCTTAATAAGAATTTATTATAAAAATTATCAAATACAAAATAATGAAATCCTTCATCTGTAAAAGTACCACCAGTTTTTATCTCATCTATTTTATCTTTTTGTATTCTGTTTAAACAATAATCTTCTAAATAATTACTTAATAAATCTTTTGTGCTTGTACCTTCTGCAGGTTCTGTAACTTCAGCATTTTTTAATAAATTATTTGTAATTTGTTTCCATTCATTTGTTTTTAAAGTTGGTGGATTATTTCTTAATTGTTTGACACATTCTTCTTGAAACAAACTTTGATTTGTTAAATGTTTTGCTGAATCTAAATATAATCTATCTCCATCAACATTTAAATAATAGTATGGTTCTTCAAGATTAACTACTTGTAAATCTGTTAGACTTGGAAAAATTACTTCTAATCCAATACCAAACTTTCTAGACTTACATAATTTTTTATCACACAAACTACACATAGGTTGATCATTGCATTTATAGCCCCATTCTTTTTTCTCGTGTTGTTTTGTAATTATGCTTACTTCTGTGTCTGACAATGGTTGTTCCATTGCAGTTTCATTAAATACTATTACTTTAGATTTCCAATTCTCTGGCCATTTTTGTTTTGCATACACACCATAATGAAATAATGCATTATTCCTACCACCTTCACCTATTTTATTTTGTGCCATAAGTTCTATACAAGGTGGTCCATCAGAGTATGGTGTTACCGGTCTTTTAATTTCTATCTTGCTAATGTCTTTTTGTTTATTTCTTTCGTAGAGTTCAAAAAAAGCATCTATACTAGCAGCTTCGCCATCTTCCATAAAGGCGTATCTCGTTGTCTGACCACAATTAAAGTATGGTAAATTTAAAAAGTTTCCTGTATCATCTTTTGATTTTAATTCTCTTTGTTTTGGAAATACTTCTGATCCACCATAACCCAATACAGATCTAATCTCATTTAATTTATCTTGCATCAAACCTGCTGATACATAATCTTCTGTAAATAAAAATACATGAGCACCACCAGACTTTGATCTACATACGACCAATGGTAATTGAAATTGTTTTATTTTGTTTATTAATTTTTTGTGATCAAACTCTGCGTAAGAGTCAATGTCTATACATCCCCACTTACATTTGTTGTCATCATTAATTGGTATAACACCTAGACTATCTGTTCCATCTAAATGTTTTTGCCATAACTCATCTGTAATTGGTTCTCGTTTAACAAACGATTTACCTTTAATCTTGTTACCATCACCATTTGATTCACCAACT